TGCATCAAAACCAGAACATGACCAATTCTCACTTTTAAATTTCTCATCAATGGCTTTACCTATGCCATTCGCATGACCAGTTATAACAACTTTCATTTTTCACCTCAGTATAAAAACTTATATATTTGTACCGAAAGAACCCTTCGTTCCTGATCCTACGATACACGAAACTTCACGTGTCATTTTTAATAAAGTCCAGTTACCACTCTTATCTTGCCAGAGTGTATACTTAGAACCATCATCTATATGCGAACCATCCCATACTAACACTTCTTTCTGTGTTCTAGATAAAAACTCAACGATAGCGGTGGTTGGTCCACAGACTACAGAATAATTATATTGAAATGCTTGAGAATGTACCAGCGTTGGCAGTAGAAGTGCTAGTACTAATAAGAGTCTCACTCATTATCCTTGTTTATAGCTGCAGTCTTTTCTTGTGTTCTTCCATACGCAGCGATACCTAATACTGCACCCATGGCAAGATGGAATAGACCAGCGCCTTGTAGAGTAATTGGCATCCACTGCGCCTTTACTTCACCACCGCCAATCACTTGTACTACAGACCATAAAATTGGTGCCACGATAAAATCGAAAATACATACTGCCATGTATGTCCAACCCATGGCAGGTCGCCATCTCTTTGTCATCCAATCTTCATCTTTTCCATTTATGGAAACTTCTGTGTTTACTTCTGGCATATTTTTTCCTTATTAGTGTCAATGTTGACAACGATTTGTTTGACAATAATCGTATAGTTCATAGACACCTATTGACAAGGCAATAAGTACCACGATGATAAAAGCCACAGCAGCGAACAACTCGATTGCTTCTTTTATTTCTCTTGCACGTTTCTCAGCAGCACGTTGTGCTTTTCTCTCTTCAAAGGCAATGTCATCATCCATTGACTTTGCTCTTGCCTTAATTTTATTCCACACATCAATTTTACCTGCCTGCATGAATAATAGTTGAAGCTCTCTTTCGAATTGAACAGCTTGATCGATTGCCATCTCGATTTGAATTGCTGTTCCCATACTAGAAGATTTTCCACTAGCCTTTGCCTGTTTCACTGCTTTAACAGCAGTACTTTTCGCATCAAAATATTTTCCGAGTACTGGTCCTAGAGAGGAAACATCATCAATAGTTTTAGATACTTTTTTAATTAGTGCTACTGCGGTTTGTATTCCTGCTAGAGCTGTTATTGGATCGATCATTTTTGTCCTTCTCGTTATTGCTTTTATCTCTCCATTGCAAACATATCACAGTTCTATTATATACATCTCCATACCATGTCCAACGCACACATTCTTTCTTAGGTTCTGCTGCCATCAAACTAACAAATAACAGTGATGTGAAATATATCATTATCTGCCTACATATTTTTTCGGTAGGGATTCTTCTCTACGTTGCTGCTCAGTCTTTGGAAATAAGTCATTCCCATATTGAGGATACTTTTGTTGTCTGTCATATGCTACGTATATAAACATACCACCCATAACAAATATTAACACAACAATAGCAACACCAACTATAAGCTGCTCATGGATTTGCCTCATCCTCGCTGCTTTACGCTTATCTTCTATAACTTTTCTCTGCATTTGCTTGGTAATGAGAATTGATTGCTCAGCACCAAGTTTCTTCATCATAGCATTTACATCAGTCCACAGTGATCCCAGTTCTTTGGGACTCTGATAAATCATTATCTCTTGCAGTTCAGCGCCCATCTGTTCTAACTGCTTCTTCATTAGCACACGCTGTAGAGCACGTTTACCTATACTATCATCACCTGTGTATACTTGAGTCTTGCTACGCTTCTCTTCTTCCTCGAATACTGCGATACACTTATAGTAGTTATCAAAGTACACGCCAAGATGATTACCGATCTCAGTATAAATGCCAGTGGTTTGTTCTGACTGTTTGTTGAGATTTATTACTCGAGCTTTTTCTTCGTTTAGCTGTTTAACAGCTGCAGGAGGGACAGGCTTACCCTCATATAATTTATGGAATTGCGTCTCTAAATCTTTGAGAACTTCCTTGATATCACCTGTTGCACCCTTTATGTCTTTATAAAGTTTGCATCCAGCCTTGACCGCTGCCACAGCGCCATTGGCTAATGCGAAGAGTGTTAAGGGATCCATGTTGCCCCATATGCATAGAGAAATACTCCAGAATTTTGGATTAATTAATCCACGATTCTATTTATATTTTTCAGGTCTGCCGTTGGTCGGCTTGGGGATTATTTCTTGGATATCTGAGGTAATAGTGAATTCAGTTTCTTTTGCAGAGAACTGTGATTTACTTTCCAGCTGTATTTTCTCTTCAACTGGCTCAGATTTGGTTGGTGGTTCGCTGGTTATTTCAGCGACTTGTGCTAAAAAGGTTTCAGTCTTTTTTGGTACTGGTAAGTCTACACGCTTATATAAGTCTTCATCCCAGTCATCAAACAACTTTGGTTGTGGAACTTCTGGCTCAGGTTTGTATACTTGAGGTGGAACATCGACCCATCCTTCTGGTTTTTTCCAAAAACTTGTCGGCTGGTTTAGATAAGAATGACGAACTTCTTCTTTCGCCTGTTCTTTCGCAACAATCAGTTCTTCTAGTTCTTTATCGTTGCTAGGATACACAGGTGACGCATCAGGCACGAAAGGTTCTTCTACAGTTTTTATTACTGTATCTTTTGCTGGTGGTTCATATGTTCCTTCGTCCAATGATCGAGCAACTTTCTTGCCACGTGCAAAGAACTCAGCAACACCATCCTCTTCTTCTTGACGTTTTTTATCTCTGTTCCATGCAATTAACATAAGAACAGCGAGTGGGTCAAACACTAAAACAATCATTATAATGACGATGCGGACTGCTTTTTCTAGCAGTCCATCATCTAGTGTGTCACCATATAATAGAGCAGCAATATATTTTATTGGACCGACTTCGGCTTCGACTTTACGGACTTCGCTGGCGATTGGTGCACGTTCTTGGTTGAGTTTGGCGATCTCGGCTTGCGAGGTTTCGATGTCTTTGTAGATACTGGCACGTTCTCTACTTTGGGCTCTTCTAATTTGTACGGAGCGATCGGCTCCGCTGGCTTCGGTTGTTCTTGCGAGGGTTTGATCAACCTGAGCATCGAGTTGAGTAATTGCTTTACGAGCTGCATTTACATTCTCCTTTTGTGTATTAATTTTCTCATCAATGAGATTTAGTTTTGAGACAACATCACCTGTCGGAACTGCTTGATCCAGGTGGGCTTTTGATAAGTATCCGAAGATACCCATACTGGTCAACAACATTAGGATTACTAATGCTGCTGTAAAATATGTCTTCATTAATACTGGAATGTCTTTCCAGTTTCTATAGAGCCAAGATGCTACTACTAACTTCGCACCTTCAAGTGCGCCACCCATTATCATAATTGATGTGGCTGATGCAGCGAAAATCGCTACTAGACCTGCGACCGCATAAAATGCTGCAATGGCAGATAAAAGTAATGCTGATGCGAGTAGTAGATATGTCATAATTTGTTTTTAATGTGAGAGCCATGAACTCTTACGGAGATTTGTCCGTTATAAAAGTCGTCTGTCTCTAACACCTTTCTTGTAAATTGTTCTCTGGCTTCTACGTATGAACATTCAGCCTTCGAGTTGCAATAGTATAGAATCTCACGCTTAAAGTTATCTTTGCCGAGTGCTTCTATGTCTTCGTTCAGTTCTATACTTGAACCATAGTAAGTCTTCCAATCAGAATCAATCTTAGACTTGATCTTTTTCTTCTTCTTTGTTCCGTTCTTCAACGTAACAGTTTTGTAACTTGTTTTCGAAAACTTTGATAATTTCTTACCAATGTACTGTCGCCCAGTGCTTAGGTTTGTGATTAGATACACAAACCCAACACAGGTTTCAGGTAATTCTTCGACGATTTCATTATTAAAAGTCCACATAGTGAACTATTTATATTACTCTTCATCATCGTCTTCATCTTCTTCGTATATGTCTGATCCACAGAAAGGACAAAACACTACATCCTTTGTTCTGTAATCATCACTCTCTTTGAAAGTTATTTTTCCATGAGCGCCACATGTTTCGCAATCAAAATGTTTTGTTGCCATTTAGTATTTTCCCGATGCTAGTACGATTTGACAGATATGCTCTAGACGTTCAATATGCTCATATGCTGACCATGGTGAGTGATCTATTGCCACGACCCCATGCCCTTTAATTCCTACTATATCAAATTTTATATTACCTTCACGATCTAATCCTAGATTACGATGACAAGCATCACCAAGTTCTTGACTGATAGGAGGAACATCACCAACATTTGGTGCTACTTTAGTATATCTACTTAGTTCTGGAAAGTCATGGACAATCGAACCAAGTTCTATGCCAGCATGCATTGCAGCAACACAATAAGTTGGATGAACATGTACAACCACACGAACATCATCCTTGTGTTGACCGAGT